CAAAGTCTGGATCGCGTTGATTGTATTCAAGTGCGCCGAACGACTGCGAATCAAGAACTAGCTGTGCCTCTATGGCTACGCGCTGACCGTCAGGGCTGTTCGGCTCAAGGTTTATATCTTCGCCATAAATTGCCCGGTAGCCCGCCGCCAGTTCGTCGTATATCTCCTGAAAGGTCTGCACCTGTATGCCGTCCGGCGTGAATCTTGGCAATGTCATGCGGTAAGCTCCAGGGTCTGCAAATCTTGTATTGTAAAAACGTCGGTGTACTGAAGTTCGATTGTAACACCCCTGCTGCTGTTTCGCTTAATTATGCCTAAACGCTGTATTGAAATAACGCCCTCGGTTTGCAGCACGGTTGATTCCACGGCTCGAATGATGCGCCGCTCGGTGCCAAGATTGCCGAGCAACTGAAGCCAGTCAACACCCGCTTGCGTGTTCAGATACCAGTCTCCACGAAACGAGCGCAGCCGAGTCAGCACGTTTTGCGCAATAGCGGCAGAGTCTCGTTTGTAAACCGCCCGCCCTTTACCAAACCGCCAATCAAGATCTTTGTCTAGCCCGCTAACGCGCATTATTGTGGCCCTCCCGTGTTACCCGGCCCGGTGTCGACGCCGCTGTGAGTGTGCGTGGTCAAACTGATGCCCTGTGAAACTATGTCGCTTGTGCTTGTCATGTCGCCACCACCTAAGCCGGAAAAGTTGCCCGCTGATATTGTGCCAGAGCAAATAATATTGCCGTTTACTTGCATGTCACCATTGAGTATAAAGTCGCCTGTAATCTCCATGTCGCCTTGCTGAACCAAGCTGCCTTGCCGGGTATAGTCACCATCCTGATTCGTGTCGCCCGTCTGCTGAATCACGCTCGGAATAGTCAGCGCCCCGGCCATAGGATTAACGCCCACAATGGCCAGGCCGTCGCTATAATCGTGCATCCTGAACTCTGCCGGGCTTTGAAAGTCTGCGCCACCATACCATCTGTCAAAGCATCGCTCTGTTAGTACTAGCAAGCAATAGTCACCAACGGCTATTGGGTGCGCCGTGTAGCTGCCGCCGCCCTGCATAAAGACAGGCGGAACCATCGTAAACTCTGGAAGCTCAATAGATCGGCCATCTACAACGCGGTTAATTACCGGCTGCACGCTGATCGTCTTGGACTGTACACCTGTCACTTTAGCAATAGTTGCCGTATGCAGATTGGACAGCGCAAACTCTATCGCGTCATTCATTACGTCAATTAATTGGCGCTTTTCATTCATAGAACCACCGTCCCCGCTCCTAGCCTTCCGGTACACGCTTGGCTCCAGGCGTCCCCGTAATTATCGCCGCTATACGTGATTGTTTCAATGCGATAAACACCGTCCATATAAGGCGCTGTTGTGCTTATGAGTTGCACACGTCGGCCTATCTTTACGGTAGGGTTAATAAGCGTCTGGAACGTCACCAGCTTGCTCTCCCGAGTCGGTGTGCTAATCAAACCGGTGGCTGCACTAACGACGGGTATAAACCGGCTCGTCACTTCGTTGTCTTTGATGATATAAAGTTGCTCGTTTTCGATGTACCAGGTTTCGCCTGGCGTCACCAAAGAGTTGAGAAGTTCAGCGCTATTACCCACTAGCACCTTGGGCCGCGTCAATACAGGCCGCGGTGTAATTTTCCCAATGCCGGTGTTTACCATATCCTCCAGAATTGCGTTAACAGCCACCCCGCCGCCTATTACAGTACGGCTCGTGAAGCTATTGGTGAAATCAAAGCCACCGTCTTGTGACTCAAGCGTAGTGATAAGATCCGGCCCCTGACGTTCGGTGCCGCCTGTGAATACTGTCCCCTTAAAGACAAGCTCCTGCCGGTCTTCATAACCACAAGACAGCCGTATAGGAATGCGCTTTTTCTGCTCGGCATCCTTTGCCATCGCCAGGCGTTTGCGTTCTTCGATGTTGTACAGCTGTATGCGGCACTTGTTCAGCCCGCCCATGGTGGACTTGTCAGCCTCGAAGCTGATGCGCATGGGCGGTTTGATTATTTCGGTGCGCGTGCCGATGTCAACTTCTAGAGTGTAGGTTCTGTTGAATCTTGGGATGATCAAAACTGTACCTCCACGCCCCGAATCTGCTCCATATCCGCAGCCTCAAGCATGTAGATTTCACATCGCCCGCCGCTGAAGTCTGTCCGGGTAAATGGGTCAATCCCGTTTCCGCTCTTATCAACACAGATAAAATCAAAAGGTTGGTTCTGACTGACCATGTGCAGCACGCCCACGGATAGCTTTAGGCCGTACACCTGCGCGCCGCCAAACTCTGCATCAAAAAGCCACACCTGGGTGCGCGGGTAGAACCTAAGTACAAAGGTGATCTCGTCTTTCTCAAACAGGATAGTATGCCGCTGGATGGGTTCGGCTGTTAGGTTTTGCAAGCGCTTCATTTTAAAAGATCTCCGAACCAACTGAATAGGGCCGACTCTTCAACTTCTTCGCCTTCCTGTACGCCTTTATCTTTAGACCCGGCTGTCTGCCCGTTGGTGGAGCTTGACGGGTTTTCGGCTGCCTTTGTGTCCGCAGAGATGGTATCGGCAAACCGGAATTGCTGTAGCTCCATTGTGAAGTCTAACGCGCTTGTTTGGTTGTTTCTTGTTGTTTCAAGAGAGGTTATATACATCTGTTTATAAGTTTTGAACGGCATAGAAATACTTATTAGCTGGTCAGAAGATTGTGCCGATTCCATGTTGTCAATAAACTTTTGAATGTTTGTTATTGCTCTAGCGTCCTGCAATCCAAGGTATGCGGCCACGCGGTTGCTACTCTCAAGAAAGTTATCAACCTTGTCCACCGCGCTTATGAAGTCAGTGGCAAGCCCTGACACCCTGCTGATCTGTGCTTGCGTCCTTGCGGGGGCGTATTGCGTGATGTTGCCCACCTGAGCCTGCGCGGCTTGTAGTGCGGCTATGGCAGGGTCGGGCATGACAAACGTATCCGACACGTTGCCCTCGATGCTTAAGGTCAGTGGGTTGCGTATGATGTGGTCATTGATGTGGCTACCGTCTTCTAGGAAAGTAGTCGGCACCGATGCGCTACGGCTTATTCGCTCACGTACGCGGGCTGCTGTAGTAAACCCGTTTATTCCTATTTCTTCCTCTTCCTCATCGTTTTTAAATTGTCCGGCTAAGTACCCGCGAAATCCAATCATTACCTGCCCCCCCTGCCGCGTGTCTGGTTCCGCGCATCTTCAAGTTGCCGCTGAAGTCCGTCCGACGCTGCCTTGCCTGCTTTTTCTGGGTCTGCTGTTCGGATGTCCATACTAACGGTTTGCTCAACCATGTTGTATTGGTCCATGATATTGCCGCGCCCGCCTGGACGCAGGGGATTGGCTGCGCCTGGGGTTGCGGATGATGGGCCTCCGGAGTCTGAGGTAATAAGTTCCACCGCCCAGTCCGGTAAAAGATCCATTACGGCGGTTTTTTGCCCAGTCGAATATTCCGCCAAAGACGCTCCTGAATAACTCCCCCAGGTGTCGACCATAATGGAGAAGCCTTCTCCTATTTGGTCAAAGCCCTTGCTAAACTCTCCAGAAAGTATATTCCCTATTCCTGACCATTGTTTTTAAAACTTTCTAAATTCCCGCCTCCAAAATTCCTTAAGGTTTCGCCTACCTCTTCAAAGCCTTTTACTATATCTTTTAAAAGTGGCGTTATATCATACTCGAAAAACTCTAAGAAGAATTCCCTGATGAAAGACTTGCCGCCCCGGAGCGCCACAATTAGATCATCAACAATCAATATTATGCCGATAATAAAAGCCACTAATGTCAATTTCTGTAATACCCTGATCGTCCCTATTAGTCCGAGAGTCGCCAAATTTACAGCACCGACTGCCAGTCCCACTCCCAATATGACCGGCGAAACCCGTATCAGCAGTTCCACCAGATCGTCTAGAACCCCCACGGTCGCCTTGATGCCGTCAATTATCCAGTCTTTGTTGGCGGCTAGAAGGTCAGTGAAATCCTTGGTCAGCTCTGTCAACTCAGGCGCAAGGCCGACGGCAATAAACCGCTTGATTGACTCCATGCCGAATCCCAGCGCCCCCAACGCGTTGTTATAATCCTGCGCACTCTTTACCTGATCAGCCGTCAAAACACCCAAGCGCTGCGCCTCGCCTCGCAATGACGCCATCTCTGCGCCGGTCCGGTTCATCATGCTGAGCAGGGCAGGGTCTATGCCAAGCGCCTCAGCAAAGCCCTGTTGCTCGTTCATGGTTAAGCCAAGCTGCCGGAAACGACCGCTTACCTCTGCCAGTACCGTATCGGTTGATTTAACGTAGCCGTTCGCGCCCCTGACACTTATCCCAAGCCGTGAAAAGTCCTCGCTGCCCTTCTGTGCGGCCTCGCCTATCTTTGCGGCCAAGCCACTGATGGACGAATACAATGCCTCGGTTGATGAGCTGGACTGCTCTGCAATGAAGGATAGTTCTTGGATCTTTTCAACAGATACGTCGGTTTGTGCGTTCAGGTCTATGAGCGGCTGTAGTGATTGACTTACACCTGTCACCCATTTGTTGATACCCACAACAGCAACGCCTAGAGCTGCGGTCATGCCGGCTAGTAGGCCGATGCTTTTGCCTAGATTGCCGTTGTAGTTTTCTAGGGGCCTGGTTGAGCCGGAAAAACTGAAGCGGGTGATGAGTTCTGTGACTTCGGCCATGCTGCGCGCCCATGCTGATTACATTTCAGGCAAGTATAGCACGACAGCGGGCCGTGTCACCGTGCCCGCTGCGCTTCGTTCATGTGGTACTTCTCGATAGCCGACGCAATCTCTTGATACTCTATCGCGTCTAAGAAGTCCCGAGTGTCCATCTGCCGTATATCGTCAAGCGTACCGTAACCATGCCGCACCAGTGCGTGCTCTATCATTGCCTGGTTGTCCAAGTTTGTACGCTTGATGATGTCAGGCCCCGGCAGTGGAGTCGGAACCGTTAGCCGCCAAGGTTCCCTTTCAAAAAAGGGGAACGATATCGCGCCCAGCATCGTCACCGTAAAGGCAATATAGTCTTCAGGGTAATCTTCCCAGTGCTTAGGCGACTTGCTCAACTGACCGCCCTCAAACAGTACAGTTTCCATGATGACCTTCTCCACTGGCTCGAAGTCTGCCGAGTCCAGGAACGAGAAGTCACCGGATTGGATTTCACCTTGTCTTTTTGAAAAGAACGCGAACACGCGCCGGCGCTGGTTGTGCGTCATCTTCGTTAGCTGGTAGGCACGACCGCTTGGCATGGTTGCCTCTTGGTCGTCGTGTACGGCTTTCACCATGGCTAGTGCTGTGCTTTGTTCGGTCATTGCTATTGTCCTTGTTTAACTATTGAGTTTACCGGCTTGCACTTCTTGCCCACCTGATACGCCAATCCTACAAAAACATACACTATAAGGCTCATTAAGAGCCAACCGCCCTCATAGTTGCCAATGTCCATGTGTAGCAAGCCTATCGTAAACAGGCCAGCAGGTGCCGCTAGTAGGCCGGACATGAAAGCCCTCAAGGTTACAGCCTGGCCGTTGTGACAGCAAATCAGAAAGGCTACAGCAAAGCCCATCAATGTCATTGATGCCGCGTCGTCAGTGCCGAACTTGTAGACTGAGTAGAATGCGATTCCGCCGACAATGCCGGGAATTAGTTCGTGTGCTTTCATCTTAACTGCTCCTGATTTTGTAAATTAATAGATAAACTCATGCTTTCTTGGCCGGCTTTAAATCCTTTAGAAAACAACCTCCAGCGCTGACGCATATCAGAATCTTTGTAGTTCCCTCCCTCGCTTTTACTGAGGTCAAAGTTTCGCGATGATTTTTTAAAGGGTTCTTCAAAAATATCTCTGCCGTCGTTCATGCCGCCTTCCTCTTTCTTGCTGTCACTTCTTTCTCAAGAACTTTGTTAACGTATGAATTTATGCTGCGCCCGTCTTGCGCCGCAAGAACTGCAATTGCCCTTTTAATTTCAGGGGTAGTTCTAACTCTTAATTCTGAAGCTTTCTTCGTCATGCCTGCTGCTCCTAATTAACTTAGTACCCAATATAGCCGCATTGTGCGTACAGTGCAAACATAAAAAAAGCCCCACATTTCGCAGGGCCGTAATTTCCTATCTTTTACAGGTTCCGCGAAGCATTCCTAAAGCGCAACACGTATTCCTGCAAAGCGTTGCCGTCGGTGCTGGACTTGGTTGAAGTAGGCTGCGTGGTAACGCTGCCGTTCTCCAGAATCCAGGACTCAACGCCGCCAGTGCCGTCACGGCTGAAGCTCTCCTTCACGCTGCCGTTGACCAGTACCGGTGGCGACTGGCGCAGCAGGTTGTTCATGAATGCGTCTGACTCGCTGAAGCGCTGGACGCGCAACGTCAAGTCATGAACGCCACGGTCGCTGCGCTCGTTGACGTTCACGCCGCCGTTGATGCTGTTGATGTGCGAGGTTGCCGGGTTGGCCGGAGTGATGACAACGTAGTCGCCTTCTACCAGGTCAAGAATGGCCGTGCCGTTAAGGACAACGGTTGTGCTGTCTACTGCTAATGCAATGCCTGCCATATCTGTGTACTCCATGGATTACTTTAGTTTGCGCGCTTCTTGATTATGCCATATAGTATGGGATGTGCCTAGGCTTAGCGGCTGAACCGTGGATTGAATCACCACCTGGCACAACTCCTTTCGATTCCAAGTTGCTGGAGATTCAGGCGATGATCAGAAAAGACTTCTACGTTTACGTTCATAGATTCTCAAACGGCACTCTATACGTTGGCAAAGGCTTTAAAAAAGATCTATGCAGTTCTATGGAAGAAGCACTTACTGGAATAGGTTAAGCGCAAAATACGGAAACCCTATAGTTAAAGTTATTCTTAAAGACCTAACAGAAAAAGACTCATTTTGCTTAGAGATTGATGTAATAAAAAGGTTTAAAGAAAAAGGAAAAACTCTGTGTAACCTTACTTTTGGAGGTGAAGGCGTAACAGGAATGAAAAGGACTCGAAAATCAAAAGAAGAATATAGTAAAAAATACTCAAAAAAGTTTCACTTTGTCCGCATAGACGGAACTGAAGAGTTTATTGGCTATCAATGGGAGTTTGTAGAAAAAGACAGGATTTTTATGATGCAAACGTTTCAGCACTTTGTGTCGGGAAAACAAACTCAATGGCAGGCTGGCGGTTAAATCATACTAAAGAGTGGGGTCTTTTTGGTAAAAGGCATCCATTTTTTGGTAAAGAAATTTCTGATTCTGCAAAAAATAAAATATCAGAATCAACAAGTGGCTGCAAAAAACCACAATTACAACTCTAAAATAATTAATTTTTACAATAAAAAAAATGGCGACAACTTTACTGGAACTCAAAAAGGTCTTGCGGATTATTCAGGGTTTGCAAGAAGTGGATTTAGCCAGATGATATCAGGAAAGATAAACTCTTTTCATGGGTGGCTTCCATGTGGTCGAGATTACACTGGTAAAGCATTTGGGGAAAGAAACAAAAGCCACAATCCAACTGTTTATAGCTTTGAGAATATAGAATCAGGAAGTCTTTACGCGATAACTCAGAACGAATTTAGAAAAACTTTCCCCCACATATCGCATTCAGAAATTAGCGCGATATGCAGAGGAAAAAGAAAAACATCTCATGGCTTTAGGTGCTTAAATCCTAACGGTTAACTACCACCAAAATATCGACAGAATGAATTGCCCCGGATAATTTTACCGCTCCATGGAGCACAGGGCTGATTCTCGCCTCACGCGAGTTCTGGGCCTGCGCAGCCAGTGATCCTGCCAACCAATAAAAGCCGTTGTTGCTAATGCCGCGCCGGAACGTGTCTAGGTCGCCAAAAGTGTCGGGGCTTGACCAGGTGCCTGGTGCAAACACGCCTGCGCGTACAAATTGCAACGTGGTTTTTTCTGCTTGGTCAATCAACTGGTTCACGCCGCGAGTGGTCTGCGGAATCTTCGTGCTGGTTTTGTTTGAGAAGGTTGTACATGTCGATTTGCAAGAAATCAACGAAAGCTATGAGGTTAAAGCGCTCATCAGTAAACCCGTTAGCCCCACTCGTCAATACAACCGGTGTCAGCTTGATAGTCGTATAAATATCCAGCCCCACAATCTGCGCCTGGTTAACCTGGGTCTGTGTGTATTCCTCTGCTGCCACTGACAGCTCTTTCAGATGCATTGTCAGCGCCGAGTTTTCAGCCGCAAAATTAACCGTGTGCGCCCGCGCCATGTACGATGC